CGACATGAACGAATACTACGAAAACGAGTATGGCGACGATGTAGAATTAGACTACCCTAATGGGGCAATCGGAGACCCTCACGGTATGCAATTAGAGACAATCCCTGGAGTATATGGAAGAGTAATAAGACATCTAAAAGAGAGGTTAAACAATGATGACTAGAAAACACTTTATTAGAATAGCAACTATATTGCGTGAACATGATGCTAATCATTATGTAATAATGGATTTCTGCGATTATTTTGCATCAGAGAATCCAAACTTTGATAGAGAGAAATTTGTAAGTGCTTGTAAAGGTGTATAAATGCAAACTAAATTTTTAACAGTAAACGAGTATAATACTTTTGTCAAATTAGGATTAAAAGGTTTAACATGGTAGATACAGATTATGCTTATAGGGGTCGAACAGCTGAACACGTAGTAAGGGCTATGTTAAGTAATATGAAAAATACTAGTGTTAGAATGCCAGAGGGACACGTATTTGACATATTGAATACAGATAATAACTGTAAAATAGAAGTTAAAAGTACAAGGTATAAAGGGAGAGGTAAATGTCGGTACTTTAGAATTACGAAAAGTCAAATAGAAAATAAAGATATAGATTATTTTGTATGCATAGTATTTCATGATAAGGTAAATCCTTTTGATTTTGACGCGTACATAGTGCCACATAAAGCAATGGTATACCTAACGAAGTTTAGTAGCTACAGTGCAGATAAACGGGCCAAAGGGTGGGCTTTTTCACCTACTGGTAAAGGTAATAAAAATCCATTTATAGGTAACATGGGTAAAAATAAATGGGACTTATTGACAGTAAAAAATAAAAAAGATTTTACTTTTGAAAAAAACTATTTAGCAAAAGAGATGATTCGCAAATATAATGATTTTTATCTAATCGATAGTATAAATGTGACAAACATAAAAACAGGTAATAAAAATATGTATGCTTGCAATCATTGTAATAAGAAACCTTGTAGTAGGTCGGATATGAAAACACATTTAGAGAAGGTGCATAAGATAAATCCAATGAAAGATTATTATTAAAACGGTCGGTATCCTGCACCTAGGCAAGTGGGTAAACTGCCTCATGTATAGGCTTGTATATATACTTATCTATGATGGGTATTTAACCCGTAGAAAATAAATGTCTTTTTTTGAGCTTACTCATTATTGAGTATCAGGCAAAAGCTTATAAAGGTTTATGCCTGGTAGTATGTATGGATTCATCCGATATAGAGAACCAAGCCAGTGAGATAGCTTATGCTGTCGAAGATTTGAAGTACCAAGTACAAGCTATGAGAGACGCTCTGAAGGCTGTTAGAGACGCCGCAGAAGAAGGTATAGACGAATTAGACTGCCTATAGCTCTAAACACTGGCTAGAGCTTGTAAAACGCCCGCCAGAGCGAAATCTGGCCCCTTTTTTTACTCCCCCCATCTTACGTAGACCCCACCCAAGGATTCACACTTGGGTAGGTAATCTATAAATTTTTTATATTTTTCTACCATTAAGTATATAAGGAGGTACATACTGTGTGATATATGACAAACAAGTCGAGTGACTCTACGAGGTATATGATACAGGTAGGGACTAACAGATTTAGGCGAGACACATGGGAATCCATGAAGGACATTTGTGCTATAGAGGGTACAAGATTGGCAGATGAGATATGGGCAGCGTTGGATTTGCACGTAAAGAATTATTCATCGGAGCAGAAGTCATCATTGAATGGTGATGGTAGGGTGATGATGGATAAGCCTCCAGCTAATGTATTTGATGAGGTAGTGGAGAAAGTGGTGCAGGAGGCGCATGAGGATGTAGTTGAGGAGGTAGTAGATGCAAAAGAGGCGGAAGATACAGGACGTACCGAGCACGGAAGAATGGCAAACAGCGATATGTTTGGACATTACAAACCATCAGATAAGAGAGTATGGTAAAGGAAGGCAGGAGTTATACGACTGAGGACCGCCAAGAGGCGATGGGTTTGTATTTGCGTGGGCATGGCAATGCAGAGATAGCTAAGAAGATGAACAAGCGTTACAAGTATAGTATGACGGCAGCGACGATTAGGCGTTGGGCAGACAAGGGAGGTTGGGATGAGTATCGCAATCAGGTGGAGATAGATTTGATAGAGCATACTAAGAACACGGTTGTTGGGGATATGGCAAAGAATATGCATGAGTTAGAAGAGGCACGTCAGACGTTTATGAGTAATTTGCGAGATGGCAGGGCAGAGATACGCGGTCATGAGTTTGTTAAGATGACGGAGGTATTGGGTAAGTTGCAGGATTTCGAGAAGGACAAGGAGGAGATGATAGGTCGGATAAACAGGTGTATACAGGAAGCATTGGAAGATGTGGATATGAATAAGCGATTGAGGCAGCAATTTTTGCGAGCTTACATTGCTCGGTTAAGAGGAGATGAAAAATGAAAAAACGAAATGGATTAAGTACTAGTCATGTGGCAGGTAAGAGGAAGCACACGTTTACTAGGAAGGATATAGAGCGAGAGATAAAATATATGGACATACGTGCATATTGTTTGAAGAAGATGCAGAACACGCAGGATTACAGGGATAAGCATTGGCAGGTAAGCGAGGAGAATTTGAAAGTTTATATGCAGGGTATTTTTGATGCTTGCGAGGATTTCCTTGGTTGGATGGAAGGGAGGATAGACCAATGAGTGATGCGACACGTGAGGATGTGTGGACTGTGGTTTTGCATGAGGTAATGATGCACATTCAGAAGTTTGTGGATGACAATCCTATGGATTATAGTAAGAAGGAGTTGAAGGCATACACGACAGGATTGGGAATGGTGTCTATTTTATGCAAGAATATGATAGAAGACATACAGAGGGTACCAGATGACTTGGAGGTGTAAGGCTTGTGGTTTTGTAGTGTCACAGAAGGACATAGACAATCACGGTGGGTTTTGCAAGGAGTGTCGGAATGAATAGTGCGATTGCGGTATTTTTTATGTTTGGGTGTTTTATATTGGGATTTTGGTTAGGCGTTCATGCTTATCGTGACCAGTTGAGGAAGAAGTTATGAGAAAGAAACACGCACCTAGTTTGGTACATCACATGAGTTTGTGTGGTTATGATACTACACCGCAGGAGTTTCGCAAGATGCAGGAGCGGGATTTGAAGTATGTAAATTGCAAGCATTGTTTGAGGTTATTAAAATGAAGGAATGGTTTAGTAATTTAGATAATACGAAGAAGACAGTAGTTAGATATCTTCGTGACTATCCTCATACGAGAGATAGTGATAAGGAGTTATTTTTTATGATATTGAGGGATTATTATCGTGCGATACCTAAGGGGCAGCGTTCGGATAATGAGGACAGGTTTTTGTCTGATTTGTATTTGTTGGTTAAGTATGCTCCAGATAAGGGTACAGTGAGTAGAGTAAGGCGTCGGATACAGCATGATGACGGTGTTTTCATGCCTACGCCAGAGGTTTCGGAGATACGAGAGACGATGGAGCGAGAATTTAAGGAGTGGAAGAAATGAAATGGCGTTTTGATTGTTTCCTTTGTGGAAACAGATGGGAAGAGGAGCATCGGCACTTAGATGAGGGTCACTTTGTATTTAGCGAGAAGAAGGAAGGTCGTCCTATGGTGGACTGTTATGAGTGCAAGCATCACGAGATATATACACCAATAATGGGAGACATGGTAGGTAACCGTGGATAGTAGAGATAGGATTATCCACAAGTACATGGGAGACACGGAGTGGACTCTGTGTGGCCGTTATGCTAGTACGAGTGAGGGTTTGATGAATGTAATGGCGACAGACAAGGACCATGAGGTAAATTGCAAGGCTTGTAGGAGTCAGATAGATGGGTAGATACTCAGTACAGGAGAAGCGCAACTTAGTTAGTAGATTGTTGAGGACTAGTAATCGGAATCGTAATGCTATGCGTTGGAGTAGGAGTGAAACAAAAGCCCATATTGACATGAAGTTTTCGATTTGCAAGCAGTTGAAGGAGTGGGGACACGAATTTTACACGGAGGCGGTGTTTGAGCCGAGTGGATTGCGTGCGGATGTGATTGATGCTGATGAGGGTATAGTTTACGAGGTAGTCAATACAGAGGGCAGTGATTCTATAATGAAGAAGCAGCATATGTATCCATTGGAGATACGGGTTGTTAATGCTAATCAGAAGTTTACGGCGGACTTGTTATTATGAACAACAACTTTGAAAAGGATTTGGCAGATGGTCAATTAGGCGAAAAGGCAGTTAGGCATTTTGTCGAGACGGTTTGGCACAAGAAGTTCATTACTTATGGTGATACTAACAAGTTTGACATAATGTTTCAGAATAATCGTCAGTATCCTGTATTTTTCGAGGTTAAGACGGATTTGTTTGAGAAAGATTGGGACAAGGGTGGTACGGGCAACATGGCTATTGAGTACAAGTGTCGAGGTAAGGACAGTGGCATTAAGACGACGAAGGCAGGTTGGTTCGCATATTATTTTCCTAACTTAAGAAAGAATCAGTTATGGATAATAGACATGGATGCGTTGAAGAAATTGATAAAGGAGAATGATTTTAAGTCAGTAGGCGCAGGAGAAACGTATTATGACAATGATGAGAAGGTTGCTAAGTGTTATTTGATACCTCGGTTTGATTTCCGCGGATATTTTAGTGTGTTTACGTTTGACGGTCAGGAGTGGTTACCATCATTAGACTGATTAAGGATGGTAAGGTCATAGAAGAGACAGAGGATTTGCATAAGATGCATGAGAAGTTGATAATTCATGACAAAGACGTTAAAGAGGTAGTGATAACTATCCGCAAGTACAAGTGATGGACAACGGCAAGTACATTTCACAGGCAATCGCAGGAGCGTTGGAGATAATGAACGACCAGCCTTTGACATTGAATGAGTTCATAGATGAGGTGATGCGAGATTATATGGAGCAGGAGCCTGGGACTTATGTTCCGTTGGGTAATATGCATGACCAGTGGGAGGATAATTTCCAGAAGGGAGAATTTGCATCTATAATTTGTGCAAGGGGTCACTTGAAGACGACTTGGGGTTTGTGTGTGCTGGCATATTATATGCACAAGCAACCAAATTTCAGAGCTTTGTATATTTCAGCGACATTGGAGCAGGCTTGGGACAAGTTGGAGCAGTTTGAAGAATTATGTAAGCGAAGTTGGAGATTAAATACATTTTTAGAAAAGTCAGATGATAGGAAGGTGACAATACGTAAGGGTGCTAAGAGATTTAACAATGGAAGTAGAGTTCATGGTGCGAGTATAGGAAAAGCACTTGAGGGTCCTCACGTTCATATGATTATTTTGGACGACGTTTTGCAGGAGTTTCCTAATTTGACAGATGAGAAGGTAATTCATTACGTTCAGAGGGTTGTAATGCCGATGAGGTTACCAGAGTCTAAGATGTTGTTAGTAGGAACACAGAAAAGAGTTGGAGACATTACAGATTGGGTTTCAGAAAGCAAGGAGTGGAATGTGGTAAGACATCCTGCTTTGTTAGAGGATGGAAGTCCGCGTTGGCCAGAGTATTGGAATCAGGAGCGGTTGGACAAAGAGAAGGAGACAATGGGAAGTCGGGCTTTTGAGTCTGAGTATATGTTAAATCCATTGGACCCAGAGAGTGCAGTTATTCCTTATGAGGTGCTTCAGAGATGTTTGGATGAAAATCTTGATATGGGGTTGCCAGAGTATGATGACGATACAGTCGTCGTAATGGGCGTTGACTTGGCTGTGGGTATGAACAGTCAGAATGATGAGACAAGCTACGTTCTTGTGGCTTACAATAAGCGTACGGAGCATCGTAGGATATTGTATAGTTGGACAGGCAAGGTAATGGCAAAAGGAAGTGGTTGGTTAGAGACTCAGGTGTTAAGAGTTAGAGAGCTTGCGAAACGTTTTAATCCAGACACGATTATGATAGAATCGAATGGGTATCAGAGGTTGGTTGTACATAGCGCGAGTGACTTGGCGGGCCTTCCTGTCGAAGGTCACAACACGGGAAGAGAAAAGCACTCCCATGACGTGGGCATACCTGGGTTGGCCTTGGAGTTTGAGAAGGAGAGATACTCGATTCCGTGGCAAAAAGAAATAAGGGAGGCAAGTCGGCCAGGTCCTAGAAAGTTGACGGATGGATTGGCAAGATTAGTTTATGGAAAGAATGGTAGGTTAGAGGGTCACACTCCAGATGCGGTGATGGCGTTGTGGATGTGTGAGTTAGCTATCAAAGGTATGAACAAGAAGGGGTTGGCGTTTGTTAGTTGGGATTATATATAGAAAAGGTTATATACCTTGAGTATGTGCATGACATCCAACCAAACTATGAAAAAGAGAACGCGGTTGGAAATTTATGGAATTAGCGATGAGACAAAACACAGTCTTAAAGAAATTGCTAAGGCAGAGAATGTACCGACGGGAGTTTTAGTGGAACCAGTACTTAGAAGGTATGTTCGGGAGTATCATGGGCGATAAGCGAGATAGGTACAGAGTTCCTAAGGGAGTGAAGAAAGAAGCTTTACAGGGCAGAGATTTGAGAGCTATGCATGGTTATGGTGGTGGAAAGGTTACAAAGAGGATTAACAAGAAGTTACGTTATCAGAAGGACATTGGTTACAAGACGGCAGTAAGTATAGACACTTATTACAGAAGGCATGAGAAGGTAGACCCGCCAGCTAAGAATTTTAATAATAAGAAGAATCCAAGTAAGGGTTTGATAATGTGGAAGATGATGGGCGGTGATGCAGGTCACAGATGGAGTAGGCAGTTGCAAAAAAGTTTAGATGTGATTCAGAAAAAGGAAAGGCTTAATAAGATAAATACAACATTGGAGGCGATACAACTTGGCATGGTACGATAGAATTTTAGGGCGAAAGCCAGTGCGGAAGCGTTCCGCGTTAGAGGATTTGATAGAGAGAAACACAGCTAGTGTGTTGAAGGATGCAAGGACTCCAGCGTATGGTACGGCAGGAACTAATCGGGCTTTTAAGGCAGATATACTTCCTCCAGTGGACCAGAATTATCTTGAACAGTTAGCTGACAGGTATTCTCATTTACGAACGGTTATAACAAGGATAGCATCACAATCTGTAGCGAAAGGATGGGAATACCATGCTGTTGGAGATACAGGTGATAAAGAAGAAAGAAAAATGTTAGAGCTTCTTCTTAGAGACCCAAGTGGCGGTAATGCAGACATTACGGCAAGTGAATTTTTTAAAGCAATGATACGACAAGTCGAAGTATTCGATGATTGTTGGGTAAGTATAGTATATGATAGGATTCAGGGCAGTGACGGTAAGATAGTCAAAGAACTTTGGGTAGAGGATGCTAAGCAGATGAGATTTGCAGTTGATGACTATGGTAAGTTTAAGAATGATGAATATTTTGATATAATTACTAGAGAGCCTTTAGCAAAGGGAGAGTTAGGAGAAGGTGGGTTTGAAGCAGAACCTATGGCTTACTTTTATGACATGGGTCAGGATGAAGACAAGATTCCTTTTGCAAGGGATGAGATAATTCATTTCAATAAATACAGTGCGAATGCCAGATTATATGGACAGTCGCCGATTATAGGTCTTTCTAAGAAAATCGAAACAGCGCTCGCCATTGAGAACTTCCAAAACAAGATTTACAAACTAGAGAGGCCACCTAAGGGTTTCTTGGATATTCCCGGCCATGATGAGGAATCATTGAATAGGTTAGGGGAATACATTGCAGAGGAGACAAGACGTAATCCAAACTTTGTTCCTATTATAAGTAGTAGGGGTGAAGGCTCAAGCGGACAGGCAAAGTTTGTAC